GGTGGCGTGGTGCGTGTACCACGGACAGGCAGGTTAGTCTGTGGATCCACCAGGTCGCCATCTGGTGCGACCCGTGGTGCGCGTGGTGTTGGTGTCCGCCTCAACGCCGATGGTGGCGCACCTGCTTGTTGGAGTGGCTGTCCTGACGCAGTTTGGATATCTCGGATCGGGCGGACGACTGCCGTATCTCCCCACACTGGATTACGTTTCACGGATGCCAGTTGGTTCAACTGGATGTCGCCAGACTTCCAGGCATCAAACCTTGTATCCCCCAGGATGTTTCGCTGAACGTCCTCCGATTGGTTCGATAACCAATCACGTGCGTTCGGTGGACGTGGTGTCTCCGGCATATTCAAACCCAGGTCGTGATAATCAATCACCTCTGGAATCAATGCGCATCGACCATTCGGATGTTCGTTCAATGGTTCGTCCAGTGCGTACAGTTCGCCATCCAACGCGATACACGCCAGACACGTGGTGTCGTCCTTGGCACAGTTCCGCCGATAACCTTTCACCACCTGGGAATTGTTGGCGTATTGCAGACGTGTGGCCTCACGATACGCCCTGTTGGTTTCGGTCCGTGTGATTACCAACGCACGTGACAAGGGCATACCACCTGCGACACGTACCAACTCCGCAGTCTCCCTTGGCCCCTTGCCCAACGCTATCCCTTCGCCTATCGCCTCTTTGACCCTTGGTACATCACCTGCAACTGACTCACGTAACAGATCACCCAATGGCGCACCATCACCAGCGATGCCCACAAAGTTCTGGAACGCGTCGTCTGGTAGTTCGTTCCACCCCAGGCCAATATTCGCCAGGTTCGCCATCGTGACGCCATTGGGGATACCTTGTGCAACTGTCTGACGTGTCGCATCACGTGCCAAACCTACTGCGGCCCGTTGGTGTCCTGTCAGTGAATCGCCCACGGTATCAGCGAATTGGCTAACGTTGCGGAGGTATTGACGTTCCAGGTCTCGCAGTCGTTTCATCCGCATGACCTGCCAGGGCTTCAATCCTTGTTCCTGCGCTATCACCACCAACGCACGGGTGTCGCGTTGCAGTCTGGTGAATACAGGACGATATGCCCGTATCACATCCATCGTGGCGCGATTCTCCAACGTCGCCACACGTTGGCGGAATGTCTCAACCGCCTTTTGCGCGTCTGATGGACCGGACATCTACACTTGTCCCTGATTGAACGACCGCAATATCTCTGCGCCGATGTTGGTTTCGTCCTGGCGTTCGGTCATTCCATCCACGTCCATCTGGTCGATCTGTTCCTGCGTATACCCCATCTCACGGAATATCTGGTGTTTGGTCACGCCCAATTCTGCCTTGGCTTTCAGGACTTCCATGTGGGACTGTTCGTTCCGTGTCTCCGGATCGTCCCATGTTGTTTCCACGTTGACCTCGGACATATCAGCGACGACGGCTGATCCAAACGCGGATTGGATACGATGCGCCATCATCAGGCAGTCCTCCCAGGAGTTGCCAAAGTTGACCATACGTTGTTGCGCCTTGTTGACCAATCCTGATTCGGCTGTCTTCAACGCCTCGCCAGATGGCACACCACCCATGATCTGGAATAGATGCTGTGGCGTCCTCGTCGTCCCTGCGATGTGCTGAACGAGACTCTCGATGGCTTTCAACGGGCCTTCCACGGATGCGGCGTTCCATTGGCCCACCTGTCCGCCATCGTATTCACTGTGAAACTCCGCCACACTTCCAGGCATGATGTCCAACCTGCTCGATCCGTGATTGACGTTCAGTGTGTACCTCTGCGGAAACGCCAACGTGTCCAGAATCATCGTCAGATCAATCAACGATTTGTTTAACAAGTCCTGCATCGGAATGACGTTCAATATCTCGGATTGGCCGAAGTCACCACCCATCGGGCGATTGCGGAAATGGATTATGGGAACGCCTAATGGCGCACCTGAACCATCCACCCATGGGACAGGCCATTCCTCGTCGATGTCGTCCTGATACTGCGCCCACACTCCACCACGTGCCACGTACTTCTCCACCCTGTCGTTGTAGTAAAGATTCAAACGCGTTTCCGGATCGTCGCCGATGTGCGGATACTGTATCCACTTCTTACTGACCCAATCAATCTGGCGTGTGGTTTCGGAATAGTGCGGAATAATCATCTCTGCCAACTGGTGCGTCCATCTCGGCAATCCACGATCCGCATCCCAGTCGCACAGCAGGTAACTGTCGCCCAGCATGACAGCCTCGGTATGGATAACGACCTGCGTGTAATCCATCCTGTTCTTTCGCCACATATCCCACGACCATTGGCCCAACGCCTCGTCCTCCGTATCGAATCCGATAACCTTGAGGCGTTCCGCCAATGAATCGACCACCACGTTCATAAAGTTATCGCGGAACTGTAATCGCGGAGGCAGGAACTTCTTAAGTCTGTCCGTCAATGCCGTATCGTGGTCGCCGTTGTAATATCGACGCGTCATGTCATAGTCCTCGCGCCGTTCTTCTGATTGTTGCTGAATCCACTGCATCAGCGATTCCGTAACTGGATTGATGCCATTGGCCCGCAGTACCATTTCAGCCTCCGTCGATTAGTGTGATGAATACAGGCGTTCTATCGCCCATCCAAGATCCTTCCATGTTGACCTCGTACCATTCCTGTGCCTCCAGTTCCGTCATGCCATCACGTTCCATCAGCACATGAATCACCTTGGATACGTCATAGACAGCCAACGGGCCATCGCTGAATCGCATCGCATAGCCTATCAACGCATCGTCCATACCTGTGCAATAAAGAACCTCGCCATCGTCCATCATGCTCTGAGTTTCCATGAGTCGGCAGGAGTCACGTCGAGTTGTCTCACTGAACCCCTAGAATCTCGGAGTATATTGGAGTCACGCGAGTCAGATTGGAGATTCTCATTCATCTGTCGTTGTCCCAGTAGATCGGATTGTCCGGATCGAGTCCCAAGGGGTTCTGATCTGGCGATATACGCCTTGCGCCAACTAGATGATGCACCAATGGTTCCGTACTATGTGTCGATCTCAACCGCATCATGGCACCCGATAGCGCGTCCACTTGGTCGTCGTGGCCTCCGTATGGAAACGCCTCCAGTTCGTCGAGGAATGTGCCTACCCATGGCCCACGTAATAGCCTGACATTACCCACCTCTGCCTGACTGCTTGTCGGTCCAGCACGTTCCAACTTCGATCCGGTGGCGCGTTGCCCACGTGTCGTGTAGTCCGATAATACTCTGGTGACGTAGTGATAGATGGTGTTTACGCCAGATGCGCCTGGTTCCTGTTCGATAACGATCTGCGTCTTATCACCATCAATCGCGGCAGTCTGTGCGATACGTTTCTCCACATCCCCAGGAGTTCCGCGCATCCGCTGTACGTCCACCACATAATAGAGTCCATCATTGGCGTAATCGACGCGGACACCTGCCGTATAGTCCGGATCAGCCCCAGGACGTTTCGGAGTCGCGGCCAGGTCCCAGTACCTGACGGACTTGTTGATGAATACAGGAACATCCTCCACCACGTGGAACCATTCTCTCTGGAATAGGTTTCCAGGCTGTCGTGCTGTCCAATCGCCCTGCAATAGTTGACGACGCGTCACCGGATCCAGTTGGTTAAGGGATTGCACGTATGCGTCCTGATCCAGATGAGGGTTATCAGGTAGCCTCGCCGGAATGAACACACGGGCGTCATTGTCCACGTCTGCGTCGATGAATCGACCCCTTACCCATTCATGCCCAATGCCACCAGGGTTCGATGCGGAACGCATACGCAAAGGGAACGCACCATCCACGCGTTTGCGTAGACGCGAGAACATATAGCGATACTTCGATTCCTCAAACTGGGTCAGTTCATCGAATCCAATCATTTGGAATTCTGTGGATTGATACCTGTACTCATCGCCCACATGTTCAAGGTATCCAAACGTTAACGTCGCACCTGATGGGAATGTCCACGTCTTGGATGATTCTTTCCACCTGGCATCCGTAGGCATCAACCATTCTTTGGCCCTGTCCATCAATGCGCCAGGTAATGCCAG